AATGGATATTCAGTTACGCAATCCACCACAGTTGAGCTCACATAGCTCACAATCTTTGCTCGGCCTTGCGGAGAAGCATTGATGTATTGATTCACGCTTGCGGCAGAGAACACGCCAGAAGATGCAGTAATGCGGACATTGCCGCTTACACGATCAGGCGTAATTGTCCCGGCTGGATTCGTCACAGTAAGCGTAAAAGCGTACTGAGGAATTGAGTCAAAAGTTATAGTGGATGCAGTCCATGTCGCATCAGTCCCGCCACGCACAATCTTTAAAGGCTCAAGGTCTGGGTGAACAATAATCAGCGTATCAGCCGATTGAGTCCAGCATAGATTAGGCAACATCGCACCCGTAATGGATGAGACTGCCAAGTAGTTATTGCCAGAGCCGTTGATATTTGAAACAACTGAACCTTGTTTAATTACATACATACGCCCAGCAACAAAGCAGAGCATATAAGAATCGCTTACAGAGAACTCAAATGGTACTAGGCGCACTCCATTAGCGGCAGATGGGGTAGAGCTATTAGGCAACTCTAAGATGTGCTTAGAACCAGCTCTACGGCGCATCCCGCCTTGGGGTTGAATGACAACATTCGTGGCTTTTGCTAATGCGTTTGCGTATTGAGCAAGATCAACACGGGAGCGCAGAAGGGGGTCTAATTCCCCAGTAGAGAAATTTGTCTGGAATGAAATAAAGCGGGACATTAGAATCTCGCCGCTACGAGTGCGTAATCCTCAAGAACTTGTGGCGGCTGTCCTTGGCCATCAATATTCATTGCTTGGCGCATAAAGCCTCCACGCCCATTCTCAGAAGGGCCACCAACTGCAACGCCTTGCCAATACTGTGCTTTAGCTTCTTGCTCTGTAATAGGCATAGCCAAGTGCCAAGCCATCATGTACTTGAGCAGTTGCACAAAATACTGAGGCATAGCGTACTCAGGGGTTTGATAAGGGTAGTCAATAAAGACTTCCTCGTAATTGGTCAAGAGCTTGTCACCTTGAATATCCCACTCCTTAGAAGGGCGGGCATAGACAGCATTAGATGTAAACAAAGCTCTTGGATTACCAAGGCGATCACCCGGTAATTGATATTCGTATCTCCACTCCGAAGCTGGAGTAGTGATGAGTCTTGCTAGTTGAACTTTCTTGTATGCAAAAGTCCAAGGATAGATTGATAGGGCTGTATCTCTGACATCTGAGTACAGGCGATCACATGAGTTCGCTTCATCTGTGCCATCGTTAAATGACGAAATGGGCTTTGCGCCCAAAAGAATTAAAGCATCTGAACAGATGGATACTGCGGTATCACCAGCGGCCATACTAACCCCTCAATATAGGAAGGGCCACTACCGGGATCGCCAGTAGTAGCCCTTTATTACTTACTACTTAATCGCCGTTTGTAGCGGCGAATACTGTGCCATCGCTAACATCAACTACTGTGCCAGTATTGGTCAATACATAAACCATACTTGCAACGGCTGTTGAGCCAGTTGAAGTCACGCAAAGGATAAAGTCACCAGCTTTTACAATGCTCGCAATACTGTTGAAATAGCCAGATGTGTTTACATCAGCGATTGTGTCAGTAGTGCGATAGGAGTAAAGCGAAGGTGCGTTACCAGCTTTTGATGTGCCGATTGCGGCAAAACCAGTTGTACTAAATGCCATGTCAATTCTCCTTTAATTAAGCGCCGTTTTCGTCACAAGTGATTTCAACGATACCTTCTGCATCAATGGCAACTGCGCCAGCGGAGAACAGAGAAGTTACAAGCCATGAAGTTTTCTCAGGGATGTAGTTGATTTCAGTCTTTGGAGCGATACCTTCAGCCATGCCGATAGCATCACGATGGAACGCATAAACCTTGCGATCACCAGATGTCAAAGGCAAGCCGCCTTCATCACGATCACCTAATACATGGAATGTGAAGCCCAAGAAAGTATTGAGTTCGCCATTTACCAAGGCTTTAACTGTGTTGAAGTCAGAAGAAGTTACCTTTGTCTCGCCCAACATACCAGCTAAGTTATTAGCGTGGATGATGATATGGCGGTTGTCCATTGGTACATTCTTTGCATCTAAGGCTTTCTTAGCGGCAAGTAACTTGTCCAAGTTCATGTTGGTATTAGCGCCACCAACTGAAGATGCAACTGTGTTGCTTGTGCTAGATGCAATTAACGCATCCAAGATCAACTGATCTTGACGGCGGCCAACTGCGGAAGCCACTACTTTAACGAGCTCTGAACGCTCATCAAAGTTCACTTTAGCTTGGGAGAAGATGTCGCTGTACTCTGCGGCGATGTAGTCGCTGAGTGTAGCTGTTACTTGACCATAGCTAACATTGAGTGGGGTTACATCAGTTTGGGGGATGCGTACTTGTGCAACACCTTTACCGATTTTTGGGAATTTGTAGCTTGAACCTTCAACACCTGAACGAACACGGATAGCTGGGCGTAGTACGGCTGTACCTTGATACGCCTGTTTAACTTCCGCATCGAATAGGGTTACAAAGGCTGTGGATAATTGCTGTGCCATTTTGCTTCCTTTATTCAAAAGTTAAAAAATTAAAAAGTCGCTATCGGTGAGCCTCAGATGAGGGCCTTTGCTTACAGTAGGTTGTCAGCCAGTAGGTTGTCGCTACTATTAAAGGGTCACAATGACAACTTGTGATTGGCCTTGTTTCTGATTCTATTTCTTTTTATACAAAATGCAATACCCCCGTTTGATATAAAAAAGACCCGCACTAGGCGGGCCGTTAAATTCACACTCACGATGTGAAGGAAGGGTTAGTTATATCGAGCCGCAAACATACGCTCGACCTTTGCTCGGTAGTTCGGATCGCTGTGATACTTAGGATCTCCGACCATTGCTTGCAACTCTTGGTCGGTAGGCATCCCGTCAATCGGCGCTGATTCAACTGGGATAGAGCCTTCATAAGCAGAGCGAATCTTTTGCAATGCTTTGAGTCCTTTAGCTGTACCGCCCATGATTTTGAACTCCTCAAAATCTTCAGCAGACCATACGCCCTTATTAACTAAGCCTCTAGCCCAACTCACCATACCATTAATCTGAGCATCGGCATTAGGGCCAAGTGACTTGCGCTCGGCAGCGGCATCAATTTGCACTTGACCACCTTGCGCCTCTGCCACCATGCCAGTTAATGAACCAGCAAGCTCATCAAAAGCGGCTTGACTGACACCATTCTTGGCGGCCCATTCTTTAAATACGGGAACCATAGGTAGGTTGTCAGCGTTGTCACCGAATGAACTTAGATCGTATTTACCTTCTGGCGGGGCTTTATGAGCACCCTTAGAGATAGTCTTTCTAAGATCAGACCATGACTTAGACAATGCTTCAATATCTACTTCATTTTTATCTTTATTCCAAAAGTTGTCAGGCAAATAGTCTGGCTTTGCTTTTGGCTCATCAGGCGGGATAGAGTCACTTGCTCTGTGTTCTATTGCCTTGTCTTGTGGAGCTTGAGAATCTTGACCACCTTCATCAATCGTAACTGAATCCAATAGGCCAGAATCTTCTCCGGGTTGGTTTACTTCTTGTGTGTCGCTCATAGATTTCTCGCTCTTTTAATGCGGGCTTCGATCTCCTTTACAAGAGAACATCTACCCTCTAGAAAATAGCCGTAACTCGGATCTGAGCCCGGCCCCCAGCATGGTTGCTCAATCGTCTGATCTCTCAGAAGTCTCAGCAACTTTTGCCCGTGTTCTGTGCCAAAGACTTTTAGGCACAGCTTATCTTGATCGCTACCTTCTTGGGGTTGCAAATTTTGTTGCATACCCTCGATGTCATCCCATCCCGACATAACTACTCCTTGTGAATTAATATTTCATCTATATTTTTTGGGTCTGCCGTATCAACGGCGTGGATGCAAAACCAGACAACATCAGTAATCGCTTCTACATGATGTTCAATTCCAGCTTTGATCTCTATACAAGCTGGGCCTGTATATTCTTTGACAACATCTCCCGCTGTAACCAAAGCTCTACCCGAAGCCAATAGCGAGAGATGCGTGTAACTATGCTTATGCTTTCCGACAACATAGCCAGCGGGAATGATTGCTTCCTTGGCATAGAGTCCATCAGCAAAATGATGCTTCTGAGAGACTTCTATTTCACAGGGGAGACAACTCATTGAGGCATACCCTGTGCGGCTACATCAGCTCCGGCTTGTTGATTCTGCATAACGGCTTGCTGATTACCAGCCATCGCCATAGCCATTTGATCTTGTTGCTGGAGTTTGCGTTGCTCATCCATGAGGAAAGCTCGCTCCGCTGGAGTGTTACGCACAGAGCTTGGTACTCCGAGCTTGTCACCCAAGAAGTCAATCAAGTCACCAGTTTTCACGGCGAGTTGTCCTTCAGCACCAAAGTTCGCAGTCAGTTGCATGAATTGAACGATGTTATTGATCTCCTCCATGTTTTGAGCCATCGCAAGCGGGGCTACTGGGGAGACTTTGACCTCTAATCCATTGACTTGCAAAGGTAAATCAATCAATCCACGCTCATCCATGACTGACAGGATGCGAGATACCAATGGGATCATCGTCTCGTTGATGAGACGGCCAAAGGCAGAGCCTAAGTTTTGAGCCAATTCCTTCATGCGCTCGACCACTTCAGTTGCGGAGCGAGCACTCATGTTGTCTGGAGGTAAAGACTCATCGAGTAGGGTGCGCTTAATGTTTGCTCGTAAGTCTTGGATGATGATCTGAGACACATTGAAGTCACCAGAACGAGCCAAAGGTTTGAGTGATTCTCCTTGTGGGCCACCATTGCGAGCCACAGGGATAATTGCGCCCGGCACTAGCTTGACTGTCTGTGGATTAAGAACGCCATCATCTGCCGCTGTATATACACCAGAGATTGCTAGAGAAGCGTTTTTAAGAACGAGCTCTAAAGTCTTGTTGAGAGTCTTGATGTCGGGTAGGGCAGTCAATAACGGCCCACGCCCGTACACCTCACCAGCTACTTTTGAGTAACGAGAGATGATCCAAGGCGATGTTTTCATTTTGCGAAAAACGATCTCCTCTTTAGAGGTCTTAT